TACATTAAATTGGTAGACAAGCCTAGTCTAAAAATGTGTACAGATAATACTAATATAAATATAACTAATACTAATCTTACAGATAGTAATAAAAAGGCTTCTTTTAAAAAACCTACTTTAGATGAAGTTAAAAATTATTGTATCTTACGCAAAAATAATATAGAAGCAGAAGCCTTTATAGACTTCTATGAAAGTAAGGGATGGCAAATCGGAAAAGAAATTATGAAATCTTGGAAGGCTTGTGTTCGGACTTGGGAAAGTAGAGAAAAGAAAAATCCAAAAACTATGTCTAAAATAGATATGCAATTAAATGAATACTTAAAAGGAAAAGAATACTTATGATACAATTAAAAAAAGAAAATATAAATGAACTTAAAGAAAAGGTTTATGAATTAATTGCTAAGACATCAATAGAAATTGGACATAAAACAGATGGAAAAACTATGGCTAGTTTAAGTAATATATTTGCAGCAGACTTAATACAAGAGAAAAGATTTGGAAATATGACTTGGAATCAAGTTGAAGAAGCTTTTCATATTGGAGTAAGGTTTGGTAAAGACGAACCATTCTTAAACATCAGAACCTTTTATAAGTGGGTTTATGCTCATAAATTAAAAATTGATGATGCTACTTATCAAGTAAGGACTTTAGGACAGCCAAAAGAAAAGACTCCTTATTATCAAGAACCTATTACAAAATTACTAAAATGAAAAAAGAAGAACTTTACGATCCAGAAAAAAAAGGAACTTTTAAGATGATGTTTGGATTTCCACAACCTACAAGAATGGTTAGAAAAATATCTTATGGAAAAGAATATAAAGTTAATTTAAAAGTATTATAAAAATATGATAACAAGACAAACATCAATAGACTGCTTTAATCAAATTAAAGAAGCAGGTTTATTAGCTAAAAGAAGATTTGAAACTTTTGAGGCTATATTTAAATCTGCTCCTTGTACTAGACAGGAGGCATTAGAACATACTAATCCTATAAATGCTTTATCATTAAGTGCAGCAAGGTTTACTGAATTAAGGAGAATAGGAGTTATATATGAGAAAGATGTTAGATCTTGTAAAGTAACAGGAAGAAATGTAATAGAGTGGGATCTAACTGATAAATTACCTGTAACAGTAAAGAATACTAACAAAACAAAGAAACAAAGAGTAAATGATGCTTTAGATTCTTTACGTCAATTATATAAAAAGAAAGTAAAAGATTATAGTACTGATGAGGATTGGAAAATAGTAGCTGATCTGATTAAGAGTATATGAAAAAAACAATCAGTAAATTAAAAAAGGAACTAGACAAGTGGTTCAGTCTTTACATAAGACTTCGAGAGGCTAATGAATATGGCTATGTACAGTGTACAACTTGTTCAGTAGTAAGATTTTATAAAGATGGTATGCAAAATGGACATTTTCAATCTAGGCGTTTTATGGCTACACGTTTCAATGAAGAAAATTGTTCTACACAGTGTATAAAATGCAATATGTATTCCCAAGGTGAACAGTATAAATTTGGATTAGCTATTGATGCTAAGTATGGAGAAGGAACAGCAGAAGAGTTAGAGTATTTAGCTAGGACTATTCATAAAGTTTCAAGAGTTGAATATGAAGAAAAGATAAGTTATTATAAAGACCTTGTTAAAAACTTAAAAGAAGAAAAGCAAATAGCGTAACTATTTAAGTATCTTTGGCGTATGACAGAACCAATTTACGCAAATGATAAACATCGAGTAATTATTGAAACTTATATTACAATGTGCAAAGAGTTTGCTAAAGAAGTAAGTACAAAAAGTAGATATAATAATTATTTAGAAGTTGTAGAAATTATTTTGGAGTATTCAAATAACTATGGTTCTGGAACGAGAGAAGATAATTTTTGGGATTGGATGCTTATTATACCTATCAATTTAGCAGTTGCAACAAATGGATTTTTTGCAGGAGTAGAAACAAGAAGTAACTCAGCAGTAGTCAGGGCTTATAGAGTAGTTTTAGATGAGCTAGTACAAGATACAGTAAATAAGATTGATAAGATAGAGCCAATTAAAGAATGAAAATACTAAATTTATATGCAGGAATAGGAGGTAATAGGCATTTGTGGGGAGATGAACACGAAATCACAGCTGTTGAATATAATGAAAAGATAGCTAATAAGTACAGAGCTTTATACCCTAATGATAAAGTTGTAGTTGCTGATGCTCACGAGTATTTATTAGACCATCATAAAGAATTTGACTTTATTTGGAGTAGTCCTCCTTGTCAATCTCATAGCACTACAAATTATTTTACACAGTATATAAGAAAAAGACCTGTTTATCCTTTGATGAATTTGTATCAAGAAATAATATTTTTACAGAATTTTTACAAAGGAAAGTTTTGTGTAGAAAATGTAGTTAGCTACTATAAACCTTTAATAAAACCTGTGAAGATTGGAAGGCATTACTTATGGTCTAACTTTAATATAAATAAGATAGAACAGCCTAAAGATGATGTAGGAACAATGATGCCTAAATATGGTAATAAAGCTTGTAAAAAACCATTAGAAGAAAGAAATGCAGTAAACTCTGAATTAGGTTTAAATATTTTAAACTCAGCATTAGGAATTATTAATGAGTGTAAAGTAGAACAAGATAAACTATTTTAATGACTGAAATTTATTTAGAAATATCAAAGCTTTCAGATAAGTTTCGGACTATGGCTTTTGGACTAACCTCTGATGAAAATGAAGTTAATGAATCCGTACAAGAATTAATGCTTTATTTTCTTCAAGCTAATCCTGATGTAATTAGAAGTATTTATGAAAAAGATGGAATATTAGGGATTACTAGATATGGAGCAGTTGCATTAAGACGTGCCTTAACAAGTCCTAGAAGTAATTACTATTATAAGTATAAAAAGTATTATACTCATATTGATAGCTTGACAAGTGCAGTTACTTATGATGAAATGGATTCAGGAGAAACAATACCATCTAAGCACCTTTACAACTTGCCTAATGAAATAACAAGTAGTTACCAATGGACTAGCCTTGAAAAGATAGATAGTGCTTTAGATGGCTTTACTTGGTATGATAAGAAAGTCTTTGAGCTTTATTACTATGAAGGTAATACATTAGACAGCCTGGCAAAGAAAACAGGAATTAGTAGAAACAGCTTATTCACGACTATAGACAAAGTAAGAACAGAATTAAAATATAAGCTAAGTGAATAAGTTTTTTGTACCTAAAGATATATATGAAGATAGAATGGCTATCTGTAAAAGTTGTACTCACTATTCAAGTGTACTAGGAAATTGCGGAATTTGTTTATGTTTTATGAAAGTAAAGTCAAAAATTAGTAGTCAATCTTGCCCAAAGGGTTTTTGGCAAAAGACAACAGAGGTAGAAGTAAGAACAGATATTCCTGAAGAAATAATAGCAGAGATTATATTACTTTGGGAAGACTTAAAAACAGGAAGAGCTAAAGACCAAACAGCTAAAAAGAAAATGATTGAGATATACAACACGTTATACAATACTAACTACTCAACAGGAACTAATTGTGGTTCTTGTATAGCAGCTTGCTTTGATGGAATAAAAAAGATATATAAAGAATACTCAGGAAATAATTAATAAATAAAGGGTAAGACCTAAAAGCTTTTAATTTTTCAGACCTGTGTAGTAAAGGGGGGGTGTGGTTACCTCCCCAATACAATAAGACTATGGAGATAATAATATCAGATGCAGGAGATGAACAAGAAGGAATGCATATAACTTTAATTTTAAAATAATGGAAAGAACATACAAGACAATCAAGTGGGTATTAAAAGGACACATCAAGAATAATGTCAAATCTTTATGGACTTGGGAAGACGACAACTTTACTTGCATCTTTGATACTTATGCAGGAAACAATAGAATATATACAAGTAATCAACTTTTAAAACTTTTAACACAATGATAATATTTACAATAGTAGGAATAATTGCAGTAATATTCTTTTTCATAGTTATATTAATGACTATTATAGAAGGTAGAATTAAAAGCAAATCAACAGAAAAGTTACTTTGGAAAATGGATAAGGTAGAAACAAGAACAGGAGGACTAGAAAACGATAGACTAAATGAAAGACAATAGAATACCAAGTTACTATATAGGAACACGATATAAGATTGAAGCACGGAAAGTAATAGAAGACTTTGATTTATCTTATAATGTTGGAACTGCCTGCTCATATTTGATGAGAGCAAATCGCAAGCATAAAAGTCCTATTGAGTGCATACAGAAAGCAATAAACCATTTAGAGTTTGAACTTGATAAACTAAAGAGATGACACTATACACTTGCGAATGTGGAAAGACTAGAGAACTATCTAAAGCTACAATAGTTTATAGAGAAGAAAAATGGGTATGCAAGCAGGCTGAATGTAGTTGTGGCAAATATATGGATAGCGAACCAACAGAAGGAATACCAACTTTACAAAGAACTGAGCCTAGTCTTACTAAGAATAGAGATAAACTTTGGGCAGGAGCTAAAGAAAAGCTAGTAGGTGAAAGGGGAATCAATGAATCCTTTGATTAATGAAGTTTGTGATAAAGTGTGATAAAGATAAGCAAAACCTGATACACTATTTAAAGGAATTAGGTAATGACTACTTAGTAGATGTAAAGAAACAAAGAAACACAAGAAGCAATATGCAGAATAACTATTATTGGAGTTGTATAGTACAGACACTATCAAACGAACTAGGTTACTTTCCAGACGAAATTCACGATTTGCTAAAGGTAAAGTTCTCAAGTGAATGGAATAGTATAGAACTAAACGATAGAACAGTAGCAATACAAACAGTTAAGTCTACAGCTAGAATGGATAGCAAAGCCTTTGAGATATATGCAGACCAAATAAGAATGTGGGCAATGACTGACTTAGGCATAAGACTAATGCTACCAAACGAATACGAGTAATTTCTATTATATATTAACACTTGATTAATCAAATTATTTCAAAATGGAACACGGAGGAAAAAGAGAAGGAGCAGGACGTAAAG